ACATTATTAAATTCTACCACCATAAATATTGTTGATACAAAAGTTGTATAAGTTAATAATGTTTCCCATGTCATAAAGTTTTCCATTATTTCTTACCTTCCTTTCTATTTTAATCCTAATTTAAAAAGAGCATATGCCATTGCAGCATAGAATAGGTAATCTATTAATTTATCCCATTTCATACCCTTTTCTTTCGACTTTTCATCTAATTTTTTATTTATTTTTTCAACATTACTTTCAACATTACCCATTCGATAATCCATTTTTTCGAGTATCGCTGTATTCTTTTCTAATGTATCTAATCTCTTATCGGCATCATCTAATCGTTTGGTGTTGGATTTACTTCTTTGTTCCACTTCAACCAATCTTTCTATATATTTATCTTCCACTTTTTATCCTCCTAGTTTTCATTATTAAGTTGTTCTTCAACTTTTGCTCGCCATTTTATTGGCACATCATCAATAGTTAGTTTTTTTAATTTGATTTGAATGACATAAAATTTAATCACCCATTATCACCTCCACCAATTCAACTATTGCTTCTTCCATCGCACTTACTCTTTCTTCTAATGCAATAGTTTCAATTTCTTCTGGATAATTTAAATAATCAAGTGGATTTGCCGCCACCATTTCTTCTGTTACTTCATTCATATTTACTCTAAACTCATTAAAGTCATAAATAAAAGAAGGTTCTGTTCCTTCCTCTGAATCATCAATCTTTTCTTCAATGAATTTGTAAATGAAAACATCCGCTGTTCCATCACCTAATGGCATGTACTTATAACTTAAATCATCCTCGCTAAATATTGCTCTTTTTGGCTGCATTTGATATTACCTCCTTTGCAGTTTTTAATGTTTTATTTAGTTTTACTTTTTTCGTATATTTTTTATTGCATGAATGCTTAAAATAACCATAATATGATACGATCTTGTAAGCATCTTCTAAAGTAACTTGATTTTTAGGATTTTTATGTTTTATAAACACCCTATTTGCTCTATCAAATATTCTTCTTCTCACTGTTGTTTTATATGTATATATTTTATAACCCATCATGTCTATAGGTCTAGAATCAAGTGGAAACAATTGATATGATGGCTTAAGTTTTAAACCTAAGTTATCATTCAAATATATCTCTAACTTATTTATAGCCATTCTCATGTGTTTTTTGTTAGAACCTAGTAAAATTATATCATCCATATAAAAAAGTGCATGGTGGACTAAATTTAGCCGCTTTCCTCGCCTTTCTGTGTATAACATTTCAGTTACATAATGATATGCATATGATAAAAAGTAATTTGCTAGGAATTGACATAAATAAGAACCAATACACAATCCTTCATCGTAAGTATCAATTAAAGAAAATATTAAATATTTAATATCTTCGTTTTTTATATCTCTATCAAGATATTTTTTTATTATATTGTGATTAACACTAGGATAAAACTTTTTAATATCACACTTAAATATCCACTTACATTTATTTGGATTAGTTCGTATCCATGTTTCAATTGCAGTTTTACCAAATAATTGACCTTTATTTTTTAATGAAGCACATTGATAATGGCCTATTTTAGCAAGAAACATTTCTTTACAGGCATTAACTGCAATATAATCAAAACATTGTTGTTTCATGCTTGATATTCCTATTTTTCTTACTTTTTTTGCAACATCATCATATCGTTCCTCATATTTTATTGGTGAAGTATTAATTTTATGTTCTTTTATTTCTATATACATTTGCTCAGCAATGTAATCTACTAAGAAATATAAATCTTCTGGATTATTCTTTGCAATTTGTTGAATTTTCTTTTGTAATTTATATCTAGAAGTTACCTGATAATTGTTATTATTTAATAATTTTTCAATGTAATCAGTAATAAATGCAGAAGTATCATTTCTTTTCCACCTTTTTCTGCCACTTGTAGAGCCATTTAAACAATCATAAATACTATATTTAACAAAATCCAAAGATAAATCAAATTTACTTAGATATCTTTTCATTTGTAATTTCCTTTCAAGACATCAGGGGCTTTCGGTGTATTCTACTAACCCCATATTATACCTATATATCGTATAACATTCGTTACTTTTCCAATGAATTTCACAATTGGTGTTTCAGTCCCATAATTTTAGCAATGCTAAAGATACATTTCTGTATGTCCTACTTAGGTACGGTGTCGATACAGCCCATTTTTTAATGTCTTGATTGGCGGGCGAGGATATTCCAGTTACTATTAGTCAATCCATTGTTAGTATTAAGGCAGGACAGGCCAGCATTAGTTCCATTATTCAAATTACCGAGCCACAAAAACAAAATCCTCTATTTCGACATCCTTATATGAAATTATATCATACATCTTGAAAGTTTTATGTATATTTTATTTTTACATTTGGGGAGTTCCCCTCTTGGCTATTCAGCCAATTCACCCCCTACACCATTTATTGAAAGGCGGGCGAGGATATGCCAGTTACAATTAGTGAAGCCACTGCCAGTACCAAGGCAGGACAGGCCAGCACAAGTTCCAAAAGCCAAAGAACCGAGCCACAAAAACTCTCTTTGACCACTTGTAGAGGTATCATAATAAACTCCATCGGCATAACCAACAGATGTACCACTACCGCTTTGTCCACATTGAGTTGGTACTGCTATACCATTTTCTACATCAAAGCCAAATTCTGTAATATATTTCCATCCAGCAGAAGCATTTGATGCAGCATTTATTGATAAATCAGATTTTTTATATGTTGTTTTTGCTGTAGCAACAGTTGCTGTTAATTTTGTTGAATCATTAGTAAAATATATTTCCCTTTTTCCTGCTGAATCTACAATATCCATAAAGGCATTACCTGCTACTTCGTATCCGCCTACTGCAATTTCTATGCCATCTAATACAAACCCATGTTTACCATTTGTATTACTTCCTATTGAACCTGTTCTACCTAAAATGTAATCACTAAATCCGCTTCTTTCGTGCATTGTACTTACATAAGTAGTAGCAGTTGTATTAAAGTTAGGATGGTCTAATACTAATGCTGTATGTGAATCATCAATAACTTCTTTACCAATTATCTTTACATCATAAGCAATATTATGCATGTAAGCATATACTCTATCATTATTTGTTGCACTTCCTCTATCACCAACTGATACATATGTGTTTATATCAAAATTGGCTGCTTGTGCTGTTGTTAATACAACTCTATTAACATCAGTTTCAGCATAAGATACTGCATACTGTGCACTATTGCTTGTATTACCTGCCATAATAGATTGTGTATCTCTTGTTGCAAATTTTAAATAGAATGTGGTTAATATGTGCATATATTCTGCCATTAAACCAGCACTATAATAATTACCTCTTGCATGTGCTAATGTAATCATTCCACTATATGATACTCCATCAGAAAATTCTTCATCACTAGGATTATAAGATGCATTCATATTTAGATAATGTGCAGGTATTAATCCTTTAGAACCATATAATTTACCATCTATATCACCTGCAACATATTTTGGTATTAAGAACCATGGATTATATGTACCATCTTTATTGATTGCTAGTGGATTAATTGTATATCCATCTCTCTTTACGAAAGACCTAGATATATATAAATATCCATCTTCTGTCCATATTTTTTGCCAATATGTTCTAAATAAACAGAATACATCAACCTTTCCTGTATCTTGGAAGTTATCATCACCTTTTAATGCTGTTATATGTCTTACACCATTTGAATCTACATAAGCATTACAATCAATGCTATCCCATGCTGGTCCATATGATGAAACTTCTCTTACTGTATCTGTTGCTGGTGTTACTGATAATCCAGCATTATCATCTAATTTTTCACCAGCACATGAATTACTTGTTTCCCATAATGGAAATTTAACAGTATATACTTTATCATCAGGTGTTAGAGCATAATAATTTCTTATTGCCTTCTCAATACTATCGCTTGAATTGATATTTAAAACACCATCACTAATTGATAAAGTGTTACCTATTTTTACTCCACCTAATGTTGAATCTGTTGCAGTTGGTAATGAGTAATTATTTGCATTTGGTGCAATACCACTTAATTTACTTTGCTCTGCTGTAGTATAACTTGCTGTAGTGTTATCTAATATTGTCTTATTAGAGTGTGTATGTCTTGCTGCAGTATTATCTGATATATTAGTTTTTTCAGTAGATGTTACAAATTTATTTGCTGATGATGTATCATCAACATAATTTGCAGATAATTTATTAGATGCATTTATAACATTTTGTTTGCCAGACAAATCAATATTTACTTCTTTATTTGCTGGTGTTAGTGCTGTACCATCTACTTTAATTTTTTCAATTACATTGACTTGAGCATTACTAGCAATACCATCAATTTTTCCTTTGTAGGTATTATCAAAATCATTTGTGGATAATCCTTTACCTGTTTCTGAATTTACCTTACCGGCTAAAAGTGTATTTACCTCTGATTTCTGATAATATGCTGACATATCAGGCATATCACCTGTATCACCCTTATCGCCTTTATCACCTTTTAAACTCGCTAACCATTGTTCCTCTGTTAATGTTCCGCCATTTTGTAAATATACTTCATATGCAGAATATCCACGAGGGCCAACACTTGCTATTGAATCAATTTCAATTTCACCTATTTGGTCTATTTCAAATTCCATTATTTATCACCTGCCTCTGCGAATAATATAAATACATTATCATCTTCTTCGTTTGCACCAATTATTGTCAAGTCATTATTATACTCGATTTCATATCTATACTCTTTCGATTTACTCTTAACATCACCAAATGTAGTATCTTGTTTTGATAATGGTATATAAGCATACTCACTTGATTCAGTTATAGTTACTGTTTTTTGCAATAAAACATTGTTATAGTTTTGCTTATCTACAACAGAAAATTTTATTACATCACCTATCGTGAAATTGGTATCTTTTCTTTTTAGTCTTATAGTTGCTCTATCGCCTCTATTAACTCTAATTTCTTTACCTATTATTTCCATATTTTACCTCTCTTTCTATGAAATTCTTTTCCACATACAAACAACCAGATATGGTGGCATATTATTATGTGCTTGCCCACCGCCTGATGATGAGGTTGCAATTAATCTTCCTGCACCACTCGTTCCAGCATCATGTAATGATATATCACCACCTCCTGCTTGATATTGTGCATCTTTATCACCACCAACATTATGGCTATGTGATGGTATTTGATTTATATTTAATGTAACTGTTGCTGCACCATCTGTAGCACCATTATTATAAGTATCACCAGCACCTAACAAGAATCTATCTTTTAATTGTGTCCATGTTGTTCCTGAAAATAATGTATTTGGATTCTTAGTTGAATCTACTGTCATATATATAGAGCCAACAGGATAAAATGTATCAACAAATGAATTAAATATTGATACATTATTTCTTCTTATATCACCATTTACATTAAAGAAATCACTTTCCCAATTTATTATTGGTATTCCTTTCGATATTGCATCATATGCTGGTATTTGCTCTAATGTATCAGTAACAAATAATGCTATATCCCAACCATAATTATAGTCAAGCGAACCACCAATTTGTATGTCAGAAGCAGATGAAACAATTCCACTCCAAAATTTATTATCATTATTTGAAATAGTATAATCAGTTCCAGCAGTTAGTGTTCCACCATTTATCCATGCAGAAGTACCTGTTTTTTTATACTTCCAAACAATTGATAATGAATTATTGGTATTTCCAAAACTATTTTTAAACCATGTACCTTCAAACGATAAGTATGCTTTATTGGAAGTTGGACTTATTCTAGTAACCTTCATAGAAAAGTTTGGTGGCATATAATTTTTTAAAGTAAATGTTGGTGTTATAGTTTTAGTAAATCCTCTTGTGTCTGTCGCAATAACTGTAATATTTTCACTATTTAATGTAAATACATATGGACTTGAATTAACAGTAACTCCATTAACAGTTACACTTGCTATTGATGAACCATTTCTCGCATTAGCACTCCATGTTAATGATACTGTTGAATGACCCTTTACTAATATATTTGAATTACCTGTTAATGCTAATGTAGTTTGATTAGTATCCACCACTGATGCTGTTAATTCTGGATTACTAGATGATTCATTTGCCCTAACAAAAAATGTTGTTGTCTGTGCACTACCTATAAGTTCATCATCTTTATATGTTTTTATTGTTAAGGTGCATTCTGCTTCTGGTTCATTTGGTATTTTATTAAACCAACTAGATGGGATAGGAAAATCGATTTGTAATGCTGATATTTTAGTTTCTGCATTTGTTGTTGTTCCATCTGCTAAAATATAACCGCTTGAATTCTTAAATGAATATTGAATTGAGTGTGTAAATTGTGTGCTGTATTGTGTTACTTTAATTCTACTAAGTTCACCTATATAAGCACTTGTTGCTAAGATCGTGCTACTTCTTGGTATTGTTGGTAATGTTACATTTGCTGAAACATCTATTGAATAACCCCATGCTGTAGGATTAAAGTTTCCTGTAAATGATACATCTTTTTTTCCATCGTTTTCGTGTGTGATATCTCCTGTTACAGAACCTAATGTTCTACTTCTATAATCACCACTACCTAAATTTCCACTATTAGATAAACTTCCATTGATTGACCAATATGTTGCTTGATAGTTCCCAATATATCCGTAAGGTACTACTAATCTTAATTCAACTGTTATATTTGTTTTATTATTAACTATATCTTGGCTATTATATTTTGCCCACAATTCCAAATAACCTGCTGAACCGCCATAAGTTTTTTGTGTACCTGTTCCAATTTTCTGAAACTCTTTTGTTAATACCATTGCATATACCTCCTATCTTGTGAAAATTCCTGTTCCATTGCCATAATCTTGTATTCTACAATGTGAACCAACATTTAAATTGTTTTTTACTATTATGTTATCTGTACCAACTATTGTTTGATTAACATATTCAGCATAATCGGTGTTGTTTTCAGTTACATATCCAGCAAATAATACTGATTTATTACCGTTTTTGTTTTTTACATTAACACCAACTTCATTGATAGTAGTATTTGTTTTAGAGCCACTTTTGTCATAATTCATTCCATCTTCATCAAATTTAGCACTTATATTTTCAATTGCTTTTACCTTTACACCATCAACACCTGTACCATCTACAATCTTTTGAATTTCAGTTTTTGTATAAGAATCTGTTTGTATTTTTCTTACACTACTTCTTATTTCGGTAACTTCTGATGCTGGAGTATAATCATTGAATTTATCTAGCAATTCTTGATAATTATTACCCACATTTATTGCTACTGTACTAACTTCGGATGATATTTCCGAAACTGTTTGACTTGTTGAAGATTGTTGTGTTTGTAATGTTCCAATAGAAGTACCATGTTCATCTATGACTTCTGTTGTGTTAGTCATTTGTGTTTTTAATTCATCAACATCTTCTATTATTTCAGTAACTGTTCCACTTAATATTGTTAGATTATTACCTACTTGATTTGCTACTGTATCATCAGTATATTTTGTTGCTATAATCCAATCGTTGCTTTCATAACTTCCACCTACATCTTTTGTTGTTTGACATCTATATAATTCTTGATTATTTAGCCATAAATCACCAACATCATATGGCGGTGTTGGTTGTACTACAAACACCCTTCTTTTACTATCGGCAGTATCTTTTGCTGCATTTGCTATCGCCAATGCTTCTGCAACATCACTATCTTCAATTTTTAACCAAGTAAATACACCATTAGTTTGCACGAATCTATAAGCATATCCTGTATCTTGGTCATAATATAAATCGCCTAAATGATTAGTCTTGTCTGTTGTTGTTATCCAATCACTAGCAGGATAATTACTTAATGTAGGAACACCAGAAGAAAACCAAGTAGTGATATTACCATCTACTTGGCTTTGTAAATCTTCTATGTTCTGTGTAGTTACTGCTATAAATGAATTTAATTCATTTTCTACTTTGTTTAATCCATCTTTTTGAAGTTCATAATTTCTTTGTAATGTTAGTATATCGGATAGATTATACTTTCTTTCTAGGTCTTGGGCTGTTCTTACTCCATTCAAATCTTGTCTCATCTTGTATAAACCCTCCCATCTCTTATGGTAAATCCTAGTTTAGTTAATATATCTGCCTTTTCTTGTATTGTTAAATCTTGATTGTTTATATATTCTATTATTTGACCATCATACGAATTAAATGATGAATAATTCATTCTAATTAACATTGCTTTTTGAGGAATTGATAACTCTAAAGAGTTTACATAATTTATAATTGCATTTTTTCTTTGATTTGTATTTTCATATTTATCTTTTAAGTTATTAATTTCATCTTGATATGTTAAATACTTATCATAAGTTGTTATTTGCTTTATAGTTTTATATTTTTCTGGATATTGATATGAATAGTCTATTTCTTCTTTGTTTAGATAATAATCTGATACAGAGCCACCATCATCAGTATATAGATTAATCTTGTTATATGTATTGCTCATTTCAATACCCAATACATCTTTTCTTGCTTTGTTATATGAATAATTTACTATTTTGTTTATCATTTCTGCTTTTTCTACATCAGACAATTTAATATATTTAGAATCATTTAACATGTTCTTAACATTTTTTTCAATTATTCCTCCAGCAAGTTTTTGATATTCTGTTCTTTGTTGTGATGACATTATAACTTTCTCACCATTTTGACTTATATAATATGGTGCTACTCGTGGCATTATCGTTTTATCACCTGTTGATTTATATAATCTATATATTTCTGCTGCACTTGTACTTATGTTTTCTGTATTAACATTTGCTGGATTTAAGAATACATTAAATATGTTATTCTTTCCACCATATTTTTGTATTTCTCTACCCATTGTATCAACACTAGGTGTCAGTGTTTTACTTAAAAATGGTATTTTTGCTTTGACTTTATTAATTGCTGTATCTAGTGGTTTGTCATACTCAAATGTTGTTCTTTGTGTTCCATCTACCATATCTGCAATTTGTTTCATCAATGTTGGAACTGCTCTTGAAGGCAATTCAAAAATTGCTTCTTCAATACCTGTTGCTATACCATCATTATTGTTAAATACTGTATTTAAACTTTCTAAGAATGATTGTTCTAACAATATATTTCCTGCTGTATCTAATGAACTTAATATATTGTCTTTTAAACTTGCACCCTGTTTGTTCTTATTTACAATATTTGCTGTTATTGATAATGGTGCAGCCAATGGTTGTGCCCAATCATATGTGAACGATTTACCACCAATTTTTATTGAATATGAACTTACACCTAATGTGTTTTTCATAAAGTTTGCAGTATCTTTATCATCATCACTTTCACCACTTGTTATTCCAGCACTTGCTAATGCATATCCTAAAATATAAAGCATTGTTCCTGCTGTTGCTTTACCTAAGTCTTGAACAAATTGATGCTGCATTTTAGCATTGTATTGCCCATTAGATAATGAATTTTTTAAATTCTTACCTTCAACTACCGCCTTTATAAGCCCAGCAGGTGAATAATCAACTATTGCTTTTGTTAAGTTTGCTGGAGTTTTAGCAAATGGTATTAAAATATCGCCTAATCCATATCCACCTATTTTTGCAACATTGTTTAGTCCTTTTCTTACATTTAATACAAATCTTGTATAATTATTATTATCGTTCCAAGTTCTTTGCAATGATTCTGCTCTAGCAATATCGATCATATCTTGTGTTATTTCAGTAGTATTATTTAATATCATTTGATTTTGTATAGAGTTTTCAAATGATGCCTGACTAAATACTCTATCACCTGCATCCATAACATAATTTAATAATGCTTCAACACGATTTAATGATTTACCTATAGCAGTTTTATCATTAAATGATTTACCTTCGGACAATTCAAATCTATTACCTTCCATATCTTTGGTATTTATACCTTTTTTATAATCGTTAGTAGATTGATATGCCCCTTCTTTCATGCCTTTCAATATTGCCTTTACATTCATATTTCCTGTTGTTCTTACTCCTGTCTTTTTAGCAACAATTTTATCAGCATAACTTGAGAATAAATCACTAAAATAATTTACCGGTACAATTAAAGCATTACCTGTTACATTTCTAACTTGTGTTTTCGGATTGAATAGCATTGATATTCTCATCCAAGATTTAATTGCAGCACCTTTATCTGCTGGTAATTTATCAGTCATCAATTTTTGAATTTCTGCAAGTTTTACTCTCTTATCATATCCATCCTCCATATTACGAACTTCTTCCATATTATTCATAATGAATTGAGTTTCTTCTGGAGTTAATTCAAAGTTTTCTTTGTTTGCATCAATCCACTCTTTTGTCTTATTCTTAGACATCTTCTCGTATGCTTCCTGTAATTCAGATTGTGCATAATATACCATACCTTCTGGTGTCAATCTATTCATGATATTAAATGCTTGAACAGTTTGACCTGCTTTAGTTCCCATATCTCGCATTTTTTTAGCAACTTCTACCATTGACCTATTTAAATCATCTTTTTTAGAAGTATTTGCTTCTTTTTGAATTTGGTCTTGATATTGTTTTAATAATATCCATCCTTCTGCTATATCAATGCTTGTTGCATTTTCGCTACTTTTAGTCATCCAATTATATACTTCACTTTGACCGCCTTTATTGATTCTATCAAATGCCTTATTTAAACTTTCTTCATTAGTTACTTGTTTATAATAATTAACTTCATTAGATGATAGAATTGATTTTTTGCTTTCATCAGTTAGCATATTTGTTTTCTCTGAAATATTTCTAGCAAAACTACTTTCACCTTTGCCTGTTTCAACTTTTCTTGTAGGCAATATTGGTGTAGTGTTTGCATCTTCAACATTCAATTTAGATATTTCATTTGGATTCATTACTTTCTTTAATTTATTAGTATCAATTGGTAATATTTGATTGCTTTCGGTATCGATTTGATTATTTGTGCTTATACTTGCTTTAACAGGTAAAACATTGTTTGATTTTACTAAATCACCAACACCAGCACCTTTGTAAACCTCATTTACCCAATCTTCTATTGAGAATTTAACATATTTTTGACCCTGTCTATTTAATGTATCTTTTGTATTTGGCTTTGCTGAAAACCAACTTTGAATAGCATACTTAGTCAACTCTTTACTTGAATCTGTTTTAATATTACTTCCTATAAAATTGGCAACATTTAACCATTGTTGTTTAGTTCTTTTTTCAGTATTTCTATATCCAGGTACATATTGTTTTGCTGTATTTAATGTCTTTGAATTAAAATTAGTTAAATCTCTATATTTAGAATATTCTGTTTTAATATCGTTATATGTGATATTTTTCTTTAATTCAGGAAATTTAACAGAATATCCTTTTTCTTTATTCTTTAAATATTCTAGTCTTTGTGTTTCTTGTTGGTCTAAATCAAAAGGTAAATTTTCTAAAACATATAACTCTTGGGCTTCTTCATCGGTTAAATTACTATTATTAGTTGTTATTTCTTGGGCTTTTTCTTCCAATAATCTTAATTCTTTTAATGTTTGTCCTGTTCCTTCTTTTTGATAGTGTTTATCTAAAAATTCTTGCCATTTACTATTACTTTTAGAATATTTTGCACCTTCGACTTTCGCATATTGTGCTTGTGTTGGGTCTATCCATGCTGCATCTTCAATATTAATTTCTTTTGAATAAACTTTTCCATCGGCAGAGTATGATTGTGCTTCCATTTTAGATGGAGTAACAAATGTTCCCTGCTCTATTGGATATGAAGAATATACTGTTATTTTCCCATTTTCAATCGCATTTTCTATGTCTTGTCTTGTTAAATCAGGATTATATTCATCATATTCAGCCCAATCACTATCTTCTATCGTTTCTTGTAATGTTTTAATATCATCTATTGTCCTTATCCATGTATGATAATCATCATTAACTGGATTATTATTTTTAATTATATCTAATTGCTTTTGTTTATAAGAAAAAGAACTATTGTCTAGTTCTTCGTTCATTCTATGAAGAATATCGCTTCGTACATTCTTTTCAGAAATTCCTTTATTTTTTTGAACATTCTTTTCATCTACATATCCTTGTAATCCTCTGTCATTAGCCAATCCAATATTTTCATCTTCAAATTGAATATCCATTTCTTTAGAATTTTCATTGCTAAGCACCTTCTCGAGATAATTATATAAATTATCTTTTATTTTGTCAATTACACCCCTGTTATTCATATAATTGTTATATCTTTTATCTAAATTATTTTGCTGTGCTTTAAAGAATGGTTCTAATGTTCTCTTTCTCGTTTGGTCTGAATAATCTAATCTTTCACTTGTTGTTCTTGCTTCCGCCTCACCCTTACTAGATAAATAGTGTTGCATACTAATTTTAGATGAAGCACCAGTTTCAAATCCTTCTATATTTTGTATTGCATGCTGAATCTCGTGTATTAATGTCTTTCTTATAGCAGAATCATAATTCTTTTTTGAAAGCCAATTTTTATTTATTGAAATTGCCTTTGTAACTGAATTAAAATTACCGCCATTTTTCATATTCTTAGATTTTCCTAGCATTTTCATTATAATTGATTTGCTATCATAATTTTTAAATGTAATCGAATAATCTTTTAATTCTGGATATAGACTAAATAATAAATCGTGATTAATTATATCACCTAACTTATATTCCACACCAGGTTTTATGTTTTGTGTATATTTTATAGTCATTTTGTTATCTGGTATTTCTATTTTCCAATTACCTTTATCATCTTGATACCAATATGTTTGTTTATATATTTCATCATTTGATACATTTTTATTACTCAATTCTACTGCATAATTATATGAATCAATTAGGAGTCTTTTCGTTGGACTATCTGTTAAATTCTTTACTCCATTAATTCCAATAATTGAATGTTTAGCATCTGTTTCTTTACTTGATTGTTTATATTCTTCTCTATATGCTTTTTCAAACTTGTTTTTAACATCTTCCCAGAATAATTTTTCACTTTTATATCCTACTAATCTATTTAATTTATTTAGTTTATCTATAACAAAATCATATATTTGTTTTGCCAATGTTGGCTTTTCATGTACCAATCTATTGATATATTCTTGACTACCTAATTTTTGTGCAAGAATATTAGCAATTACTTCTTCATTTATTGCTTGTTCAAAATTATTTGAATTTTGATATACCTTTGAATAAGTATCTGCTAGTGTTTGCTTTGCTTTTTGAAAATCTGTGAATCTCATATTAAATGATTCTATTAAATCTGCTAATAAATCAGCATTACCACCTGCTGCCATATCATGATATAACTCATGAATAGCAATATCTTGAATTAATTGTTTTGTATCGGCATTTGGATTAAACACTACTTCTCTAATTGTTTCACCATTTTCATTAACATTTGTCATCCAAACAGCATTCGCATTCGTATCACTAAATAAATTAGCATCAAATCTTGAATTGATACCTCTATTACTTAACATTTTATTTATGCTAACAATAGGTTCGCTGGTAGGGTCGATGTTATTTATTTTTGCACTCTCTACTAAGTTTAAATTTCGTGCTGGTAGAGTTTTATTTATTTCTCGTGTATTTATACTGTTTTTAACTAAATCGTTCCCTAGCGGTAAAATCTGCTTGCTAGAATTTAATTTAGCACTGCTCTCTTTTGCTACTAAATCATTAACTGTTATTGGCATAAGATTATTACTATTTTGAGGACTATTATTTGAAAGCGTTTCTAACTGTGTTTGTAAATTCTTTAATTCAGTTTGTAATTGTGTCATTTGTTCTTGTTGCTGTTGTGTTAGTTTGTTTTCTTTTTGTAATTGCCTATATTCATCAATTTCTTCTGTTATTTCATTTATTCTTGTATTTATAGTATCTTCATCAATAGTCGTATTGGTATTTACATTTCCATTGCCTTTTTGTTCATCAGCAACTAAATTTTCTACACTTGTAACACCTTTTTCTTGTTGTACTTCTGCATTTGCATTAGTATTTCCTGCATTCTTAAGGTTATTAATAAGATTACCCTGTCCTGGCATTGCTACACCAGAAATAGCACTTACTACAGTACCACTCCAGAAATCACCTGCTGCTTGTTGTGTCCAATAATCTTTAGTACCTTTCCAAGCATTCTGTAATACACTTTTGTCTTTATCAGACATATATGTTAATCTTTTAGCAACTTCTGAAATCCAACCTGATGCTATTTCTTCGACACCTTCACCAGCACTTTTTAATCCAAATTCTGCTAGTGTTTTGATATATTGATTCTTAAATTGTTTAGTAATATTACCAATTACTGCATCATCTAATGCACCTGTTCCTGTTAGTTTTCCTAATCCACTAAACATATATTCAGAGCCAATTTCTGCCGCTGTACTTGCTAATGCATATTTTATTGCATCACTTGTATTTGCACCTTCATTAAATGCTTCACCCAAACTATTACCAGCGGATGTTACTCCTGCTGTTAATTGCCATGGCACTCCTACAGATTGTAATCCAACCATTCCGGCATAATATCCTACACCCTGAACAACATTTTCACTTTCAGTAGCAGCATCTGTATTGCGGATATAGTTTTGAAATCCAGTTCTCCATAATTCTATTGTTGTCGCATCATCGTTAATCTTCTGCCCACGGTCACAAAGTGCAA